TAAATTTACATCTAACCTTACCAATTATTTTTAACTGATTTATTTCCTCGCCCTTTAAAATAATATCTTGATAAAAGCTATTCAACGATGTTAATTTTACTTCTTTGTGTATCGTGTCTCTCAAAAATTTCTTTATATATACGTCTCCGCCGATGTTTGCTATAACTATGTCACCATTTTTTACCTCTGCATCCAAATCCACTACTATAGCGTCGCCATCTTGTGCAAACGGCTCCATACTATCGCCAAAAACCTTAATTACATCATAGTTTTTAAATGGTATTTTTAAAACTTGTTCCATAAAATCTCTACCGATAGGGATTATAGAATAATCTTGTTCATCGTTTTGTGAGCCATAGCCAGCACTTGCTGTTACATTCTCAAAATACCTTAAATCAACTTTATCCTTATAAGGTTTATTAACCTTATCTGCGCTTAGACTGGCGAATTTTAATTTTACAGTTGAGGTTAAGCCTTTTGAGCGCCATGTGGCGGCCGTGCTCCTAGAATAACCTAGCCTTTCTGCTACATCTTCTAGACTATCGACCTTAAAAAAATTTTTCATATTTTCAAATATAACTTTATCTCTTTGATCGTCCATTTTGCCGCCTTTGATTAAAAAATGTATGAATATAGTATTTTAACCTTGACAAATAAGGTTAAAATACTATATAATTCTTTCAAATCTACGAAAAATTATATCTTATTTGAGATTAAATCTTTCAAAGGTTCGAAAAATAGTTCTTTTATTTATCATTGTTAAGTTTATAAAAGGATCTGTTATGGTTGAAATTATTGTGATTTGCGCTTTTGCTTTTTGTGTGGGTGCTGTGCTTGGATTCGTTCTAGGGCAAAAGATGATCTTTTAAAATGCATTTATCGTTTAGCTTTTTGCAAAATTTAAGATCTTTTGCGTGAGGGCACGAGTTAAAAATAAGCTTTGAATTTATGGTTTTTAAAACTACTCTTTTATTTGGAGATTGGTCGCAGCTTAACTTAAATTCTTGGCCTATTTTGCTTTTTAAATTCGCATAATATAAACCTGCGTAAAAGCCTAAAATAAAGCTTAATACGACTAATCCTAGCGCTAGGAAGTGGTTATTTAGCAAAAATAAATTCGCATTTGTAAGAAAATCCAAGATATTTCCTTTTTTGAAGATTATAACAAACATGGACTTAACAATGATAAATAAAGAAAGGAGTGCAAGATGATAAAGAAATACTTCACCGATAACTGCATAAGCATAAGACAGTGGGCTAAAAAGCACAATCTTAGTGAGAGAACCACATATATGGTGATAAGTGGCCAAGTGGCAGGCAGTAAAAATTTCGCTACTTCAAGGAAGGTGTTTGAAGTGCTTTTAAGTGAGGGAATAATCAAAGAGCTTCCAAGTGGTCTTAAAAAAGAACAAGAAGAGAGTAAGGCTAGCTAAATGATCTATGTCGAAACTGCTGTGGCTGCTGAAATTTTTGGCATACATCCAAGAGCTTTAGCGAATTCTATAAATAGAGGCTCAGCAAAATATCCATTCATAAAGATATCTAGTGCTGGCACCAGAAGCCGTGGTGGAGCAAAGCTGCTATTTGCAGTAGAGATCGCCGACATAGACGCGGCGATAAAAAGCGGCAAGGTATATAAAGACGTATGCGTATACGTAGAGGATGGCTCGGAGCAAAGCGGATTTAGACAGATGAAATTTTGTGAGATCAAGGGCGGCGGCAAGAACAAAGAGGGTGCGAGCGGCGGTGAAGAAGAGAATTTAAGTAAGGAATACGCGGTGCTGGACGATGGCGAAAAAGAGGAAATAAATAAAAAAATCAGAGTGCTAAAAGAGTATGAAGAGGCTAAAAAACATGGCGTGTCATGTAAAAAGTTTTGCGAGGACAGCGGCGAAAGCCAGGCAAACCTTTTTAGATGGCAAAGAGCCTATAAGGAAAAAGGCGCGGTAGCGCTAATAGACAAACGAGGCAAACATAGGAAAAACGCCAGTGTGCTTGAAGAGTGGATGAAGGAGTTTATACTTGAAAATTTCCGCGCTTACGGCGCAGGCGGGTTAAATATAACAGAGCTTTACCGCAGACTCCATCAAGAGTATTTTAGGCGCAGAGGCGAAGCGCATAATTATCCGAAATTTCTAACCGGAAAGATAAAACCACTCTTTGACGCAGGCGTAATAAAAAGATACCTAGACGGCTATTATGCCATTAACAAGCTTGAATACATAATGATCACGAAAGGCGAAGATAAAGCGAAAAGCTACTTCCAGCCAGCTCTGGGCGATCAGGGCGAGATGATAACCAGACGCAACCAATGCTGGCAGATAGATAGCTCGCCGCTTGACGTGATGGTAAGAGACGGAGAAAAAGGCGAGGCGATACGAGCCAATATCCTTAGCATCGTGGACGTATATAGCGGCAGATGCGTGGCCAGCATAGAGAGAAAATCAAATGCCCTAGGCCTTGTAAGACTCATGTGGAAAGCGCTTAATACGCTAGGCAAACCCGATTACGTGAAAGGGGACAATGGCAAGGACTACCTAAGCGATCAGTTTCAGCATCTATTAAACGGCTTAAATATCGACTACGATAGAGCCATAGCGTATAGCGGCGACGAAAAAGGCTTTGTAGAGAGGCACTTTGGGGTGATGCAGCATGCGGGCATCTCTCAAACGCCGGGATATATAGGATTTAATCTAGCCATGAGAGAGGCGATCGAGCAAAGAACGCCCAAAAAAGATAGATCCGCAAAAGACGAGCTAGGGTTTGTTAAAAAGACCAACCTTAAATACCTACTAACGCTAGATCAGGCAAGGGTTAAATTTGAAGCCGAGGTGCTTAAATGGGACATAATGAGCGTAGGACGCAAAAAATCAAGCCCGATGGATCGCTGGAATAGTGATACGACTCCGCTTCGCGGCGTAAGAAAAGAGGAGTTTATGCTACATGCGGGAGGATTGGAGTCTAGAATGGTAGGCAAAAAGGGAATTAGTTACGATGCAAGAGAATTCGGCTCGGCGTTTCTCCCGGCCGTAAAAACGCCGGTACTAGTTGGAGAAAATATAGACGACGTAAGCTCGATATTTGTATTTGATTTGGAAGGGAATTTCATCTGCGAAGCAAAGGATAAAGAGATATGTCCTATGAGTGCGGAAACATATAAGACCGTTAAAAAGGTCTTTAAAGACGATATGAAAGCTATCCGCGCCGTCATCAAACGCGCCGAATTTAGCGAATTTACGAGACTAAACGTAAATTACGACCTCGAAGTAATGCTTGAAGCCCATAAAGAGGCGTTAAAACCTGAAAACTTCAAATACGAGGACGACGACAAGATAGAGACGCTAAAAGAGACCATAAAAAAGCAAAAAGAGGTAAATAACATAATAAACGCTGGGTTTGATTACGATAAATTAAACGAATTTACCACAGAGCGAACAACTAAAAAGAAATTTTCCGTAGATGACGCTATAGAGATAGCAAGCGGAGAATAAAAATGCTTTCAAGGTCGTTTAAAGTCCTATTAAACGGCGTTTAAAACATTTAAAAAACAAAATCAAAGGAGGAAAAATGCAGTTAGCAGACAGAATAAAAGACTTCATCGAAGCTAATAAATCAAGCGGTATGAGTCAGAACAAATTTGCTACGGCGTTGGGAATAAATCCCGCGTATATTTCGGGATATATAAAGGAAGGCTCTAGCTACAAGTATGCCGACAAAGTAGAAGAGCCAGCTAAGAACTATCTTGACAATTTTATCCAAAAAGTGGACGTTTTACAAGACGAGCTACCTTTCGTAAAAACCAAGGACGCCAAAAGCATACACGCGGTGATCGGCTGGGCGGTACAAGATAGAGATATGGCAATGATAAGCGGAGTAGCTGGCAGCGGAAAGACAAGAGCCGTTCGCGAATACGTAAGAACGCATCCAGACAGCATTCTAATCGAGGCTACCATAAATACATCCGCAAAGAGCCTTTTTAAAATTTTAGCTAGAGAGCTCGGACTAAACGACAAAGGAAGCATAGACGAGTTAATACGTCAAAGCGCGGAAGCTCTAAAAAAGGTAAGCAGAACGATCATTATAGACGAGGCCGAGCATTTGCCTTACCGCGCGCTTGAAAGCTTGCGCAGGATGCACGATTTTAGCCGCGCTACTCTGGTACTCGTGGGCACAAACAAGCTGCTCATAAATTTAACAGCTTCAAAGAGTGGAAACGAGCTAGAGCAGCTAAGCTCGAGAGTCGGAAATAAATGGATACTAGGCGGACTTTCCTATGTAGACGAAGACAAGAAAAAGATAAGAGACGATCTAGAAGCAGTTTGTAAAAACTTCGGCGTAACGCAAAAACCATGCATCGATCTAATAGAAGCGCTAGCTAAAGGAAATTTCAGAAAGACCGAAAAGCTGCTAAGAAGGGCGAAGATGCTAAGCGAATACGCAAAGACCCCTATAAATGAAGACGTAGTCAAAGAGGCTACGAAGATGCTTTTATTGTAACGTTCTTTAGCGGCGGCTAAAAACCGCCTAAGAACCAATACTAAAGACTAAGATCGCTACTTGCGATCTAACAAAGTTGTAATAGTTGTAATAGTTGTAAGGAGTAAAAAATGATGGATATAGCTATAAATCCTCTTGAAAATAGCGCAGTCGATCGAACACAAGCGGCAGGGCTAGTTAGACTGGTAAGAGAATTTGAAGAAAAAGGATTTGAAATGAGAGTAAGTGCTAAAGGTGAGCTATGGGGCATAAGGCGCGGAAACATGATAAAGGGTCAAAAGGCAGACTACTCAAAGAGCATGTTTAAGCTAGTAGGCAAATATATCATAAGAACCGCTGACGGCAAAGTGATCGATACGGCAGCTTAAATTTGATTTTTCGGGAGCTCTGCGGAGCTTCCTATAAAGTTAAATTTTAAGAAAGGAGAATAAATGAAAACAGCGAGATTAGTGTTTGTTTCTACTCCCTACACCAGTATCGAGTGCAAAGATCGGGACAGAAACTACTACGCTAAGCAAATAGCGCAGCAGGCTTGCGCTATCGTCAGAGCTAACGGCTATGAGCCTATCTCGCCCGTACTTGCGTGGATGGATATATATAGCGAGCTTGAGCGTGAAAGAGTAATGAAAAACTGCGAAGAACTGCTTAGAGTGTGCAGCTACTACTACCGCCATCCGTGCAAGTGGAGCGACAAGAGTAAGGGCATGGCACAAGAGGCGGCATGGGCTAAAGAATATGGTCTTAGCGAGCTTAAATTTAGTTTGTTTGAGTGATAGGGCTAATAAAAATTTTTTAATGAGGAGTAAAAGATGCAAATAAGTAGTTTTAGCGACGTAGACGTCGCTTTAAAAAGACTATGCGAAGTAAGCGTAGGTATAGAAAAAATCAATGGCGAAGTAACGCTTGAATGCAACCGTATAAAAGAAGCTAGAAAGAGCGAAGTTGAAAGACTTGAGAGTGAAAAAAGCTACATTGAGCAGCAAATCACACTATTTTGTGAGGACAACAAGGCCGAATTTGCCGAAAAACGCTCTAAGGAATTTACCTTTGGCGAGATCGGTTATCGCATAAGTAAGAGCGTAAGAGTACCTAGCGTAAAAGCCAAGCTTGAGAGTTTGCTAAACTCCATAAAGGCGTTTGGGCTAGGTAAAGAGTGCATCATATACGAGGAAAAGCCTAACAAAGAAGCGCTGGCAGAGCTAAAAGACGAGGATTTGGTAAAGCTCGGCCTTAAAAGAGTGGTAAAAGATAATTTTAGGATAGTGCCTAAGATAGAGAGCCTGGAGGTAGGAAAATGAACGAGGACATAAAAAGTGATTTTCAAATCTATTGGAGTGAATATAAAAAGTTAAAAGATAGTAAAAATAGGCTTTTGCCTAGGTTTGTCAGACGAGAAAAATTAAGAATTTGCGTTAAAGGGCTTTAAGCCCTTTAAAGAGCGTTTTAAACCACTTTAACGCTCTTTAAAAGGTTTAATTTTAAGGAAAGATGGTTTGACAACTAAACAAAAAAATCACCTTGATAATCTACACGCAAAAAAGAGATCATTGTATCAAGCTAGACTTAATAATGTCCTAAGCTACGATCTTAGTTTTTACCGCTTTAAAAACGGAAAGCTAAACGTGTCAAAACTAGCTAGGTGTAGTGGTTTAAGCCGTGGATTTTTAGAGAAAGAGCTGTGGAAAAAAGGATTATAATGAGCGAAATTTTCGAGTTTTTAAAAAGTTCTAGCCTAACCAAGGATAGTTTCAACGAAAAGGTCGAGTTTTTGATAGATGGCTTTTTAGTAAAGCAGCTAATCACACTGATCTACGCTGACGGCGGCACTGGCAAAAGTTACATGGCCTTTGCTCTAGCTAAAAAACTTTGCAAAGAGGGTCAAAGGGTGTTTTTCATAGACTACGACAACCCCGTAGGCGTACTCAAACAGCGCGGCGTAGATAGGTTACTTATAGAAAGCTACGAGAATATGAATTATATCCAGCGCTCCACTTTGGAGCTTTGCGGATTCGAGCTTGTTTTAAAGCTAGAAGAAAACGCCGTAGGCAAAGCTTACAAAGATTGCGTTTTTATCCTGGATAGCTTGCGGGATTTCGTAGACATCAACAACGACAACCGCATAAATAGGCTGTTCGGCGCGCTTAAGAATTTACGCGAAGCGGGAGCCACGATCATCATCCTGCACCACTCTAACAAAGACGGTAAAAACTATCAAGGCAGCAACCATATAAGAAATTCCCTCGACGTTATGTATCATCTACTAAAACGCCCTAGCAAGGAAAACGAGTTAAATTTCTTACTTGAAGTAGCCAAAGAAAGAGCCGGAGTAAAAGATAGCGGTTTTTGCGTAAAAACGCTAAATTTAGAACTAAACGAGCTTGACGTGGAAGTAGCTAGGATGAGCGAATACGAGCTAAATTTTACTACTCTAGCACAAAAGATACTAGCCGGCGGCGAGGCAAATAAGACCGAGCTGTTAAACGCTATGAACTACGAAAAAGACGATAGAACGGCTAGGGATTGCCTGGATAAATTCGACGGCAAGCTATGGTTTAGCCGTAAAATGGGCAAGAGCGTGATATATAGTTGCAAGTCGGAGACTACAACCGATACAACTATTACAACTATACGGGAAGATACCTTAAATTTGGCGGTTTGAGATGAATACGAGCGAACTAAAAAAATACTATATAAAAATGATACAAACATTGAAGCACAACTATTTCGTGGACGACGAGTGTAGGAAAGTATATTTACGGGCGCAATTCGGCAAAGATAGCCTGAAAGAGCTAAGTATAGAGGAGCTTAGGGCCGTGCTAGAGGTCGTGGGATATAAGCCCCATAAAGGTGCAAATTTTAAAAGATCTGAGCGAAAAAGCAAAGCAACCCGCAAAACCAAAGTAAACAAAACGTCTAATCATTCTTTTGTAGCCGGCGAAGATCTAACGCCCGCTAAAGGCAGCCTATACGCTACCAAAAAGCAGCTTGAAACTATGGCTGGTATCTGGGAAGAGATAGCCAACGTAAAAACAGGCATGGCTTTAAGAGAGTTCATCTTTAGGATAGTTAAAATCAGACCTTTGCATCTTAAATTCCTATCGAGAAGCGATGCCGCCGACGTCGTGCAAGCCCTTATTCAAATGAAAGACAAATACTACAAATGATAAATAGCTTCGATATATTTGCCGAGTTCTACAACCGCGTCAAAGAGAGCGAAAGCATGGCCGACATCATCAAAGAATACGGCGGAGCAAATATTTACGTGCCAAGCTACAAAGGTACGTTTAGAAACTACGATATACTCAAAGAATACGAAGAAGGCATAGAGCTAGGCAAGCCACGCCCAGTAGTCATTCGCGAGATCGCCGCGAAGCATAACTTGAGCTATAACAGTGTTTGTGCCATAACCAAAGAGTTAAGAGAGCCTAGTTTATTCGAGTAAATACATCTTCTTTCCTACACTTTTCTTTAAAATCCAATCTGTATAGACTTCCGTTTTTAATCCTTTTTTGACAAAATATTCCCAAGAAACTATAATACACCCCCAAAAAGGCCTTTAAAAATGCTTAAATTGCTAATATTTACGAGTCTGCTATTTACTTGCGCCTTTACGGACTATGAGGCAAAGGTGGTAAAAATTTCAGACGGCGACACGATAAAAGTCTTGACTGCAGATAAGCAAGAGATAAAGATAAGGCTTCACGGCATAGACGCCCCGGAAAATAAGCAACCTTTCTCACGTTTATGCAAACAAGCCCTGCAGGGTAAAATAGCTGGAAAGATCGTAACCGTAATGGGAGATAAAAAAGATAAGTATCAAAGGACTATTGCAAAAGTATTCCTTGATGGAGAAGACGTGAATAAATTTATGGTCAAAAACGGCTACGCTTGGGCTTTTAAGAAGTATTCCAAGGAGTATGAGAATGATGAAGCGTATGCTAGAAATGCAAAGCTAGGCCTTTGGCAAGAAGATAGCCCGACCCCGCCTTGGGAGTTTAGAAAAAAGAGAAGAAACTAGCCTACTACTTAAAGCTATCCTTTACGAATTTTATAGCTACCTTTTTTACGACTTCTTCGGTTTTGTCAGGCAACTTTCCGCTTTTATCTACCGGCAAGAACGGGCGAGCTGCGATTCTTACGTTTTTACTTCGTCCCGCCTTATTGGTGCCAAATTGATGAACTAGTCCATAAGCAAAGCCGTTTTTATTCGTATTGTTAGATACCGTGGCTTTTTTATCGTCTGCTTTAACTACCCACTTATCTGCCAAATTTCCGTCTGATCTTAAAATGTTAGATGACTTTCCTAATTTTTGTTTTTGCCTAATCGTACTAGGTTTCAAGGCTTGCCATTTTTGTCCGAACGGACTGCTCTCGTTCTCAAAACTAGCTTCTATTTCGTTTTGTAAGATATTACCTAGCGTTTGCATTAGCGGTTTGGTTTTTTTCTCGATATTTTGCAGAGATTTTAGCTTAGCTTGTAGCTCTTCTAAGCCTTTAACTTCTATCATTTGCCTTTATTCCTTGAGAGTGGTATAATTAGTGCTAATCAGATGATTGATGATCGCAATGTAGTAGTCGATAGGTGCTCGCCTCGCGAGATCGGACCTGTATTGTGGGTGCAACTCCCGCCGTCATCTGATTTTAATAAATTGTGCTTCTTTTTCATTCGTCTTGTTTACCTTGCTTGCCGTCGCCATATAATTAGTAAGTCCGAATTTCTTCAATTTGTAGTTTAGGTCTATGACGATCTTGTTTATCTTGCTCGCATCTTTTTCATCCTCGAACCAAAATACGATGTTTTTATTCACGGTATCTATGCTTACGGGAGTTTTATCGTCGGCTAAAGTTTTTACTATCTTTTTTATCTCTTCTATTCGCAAATCTTGCCCGTATTGCCCTTTGCGCTCAGGTCTGATGTGGAGTATGCCGTGTTTGTCCCCTGCTATATGCTCAGTCTCTATTTTGACACCTAGCAGCTTCTCGCTCTTTTTTATGATGTCTTTACCTAGTTTTCCGAGCGCAAAGGCGACTATCGGAGCTTTTAAATTCTTCTTTACCAAAAGCTCATCTACTGCTTCATCTAAGCTTTTTTGCCAAACATAAATATCCCTTTCGTGCTCGAAGTTTTCTAATGTCTGTTTTAAATTTTTCTTTGCAAGAGTTGAAGTAATGACACCCAAGGCCTTATTTTGCTTATCTTTTAGAATTTCGTCTGTCTTATCGATTTTACCTGGGTTGTATCTAAAATCTTTTTCTGCAGCTTGTGGTAGAAAAGAGCCATCTGCAAGTGGCACGATACCTCTGGCTATACACTCAGCCTCAGTTAGCACCTGCACCTTGCAGCGACACCCCCAGCCATTTGGCGGATAGTTGGTATCCCAAAATTTATCAGTTTTAGGTAGTGTCTTGCCGTGAAGCTTTCTATGAGCTTCTCTTGTTCTGCTATCAAGCACTGCAGTATAGCGGAAGTATTCGCCCAGGCTTTGCATCTGGCTTTCATACCTAGCCTTGGCATAGGCTGTTCTCATATTGGTGTTAAATATAGTTCTTAATCTTCTATTGCCTACGTAAATTTCTTTTTCTTCGCCAGTCTTTGGGTCTTTTACTTTGATATTTCCCAGCCAACCTTTCTTTGCCAGCATAGGCTTTACACTATTTTTCCACTCGTTAAACCCAATGCCGTCTTTAAAAGCTTTTGTAAGCGAATTTTGCATATCTTTTAAAAGGTCTAAATTTGTCATTTTGGCTATCGTAAAAGCTTTTTTGTGGGCGTCGTGCACAATCTCGTCGTAATCAAAGTGCGCTTCTGGCTTTTTGCTCTTTAAATATTCATAAACCGCCGTAGGCTCCTCGAAAAAACTAAATTTCATCTAGATATCCTAGCATCTGGGCATTTGCTACGGCTCTAAACATTAGTGGTTCAAGCCTCTCAAATGGCAAATCATAAAGCTCATAAAGCTTATCGAAAGCCTCTTCGTAAGTCTCGCTGCTTGCGATTAGTTTGTTTAAGGCCGCTTCTATCTCGCCGTCTTCTACATCCATCTCATCCGTGGCTTTATCAAATCTATCTAAAGCCTTTAAAGAGCCTTTTAAGGCTGCTAAATTCGCTTTATTAGCTTTTAAATTTTTCTCTTGCGCCCCGGCATTTTCGTCAATCTCGATATTGTAAGTCGAGGTTATATATTTTTTGGTCGGAGCAAAGCCCATATCGTATAGCGTCTTGTCTCTTGCAGCGCGCTCAGTATTAGGAGCGTCTTCGTCGAATAGTTTGGCGTAAAGCTCGCCGTTATAGCCGTTGATCTCCTTAAAAAAGCTTATGGCCTTGTTCATCACGAAGATTAAAATTTTAGCATCGTTTGCGGCCAAATCCTCTCTGATTTCATTATGCGTCTTTGCCGCGGCATAGCTGCCTTCTTTTACGTCGCTGGCTAAATTTGCGCCTAAAATGGCCTTGCTGATTTGATTGTCGAGGTATGCGGGAAGTCTTGTAAAATCTACGTTTGAGGTAGGCTGCACCAGCGTGATCTCCTCGTCCGTGTCTATGACCGCGCTATCGCCGCTAAGCATAGCTTGCACTTCTGCAGCCATTTCGTCGGGCTCGTAGCTAGTTTTTGCTATCGCCCAGGGCGATCCGAATTTTTCTAAAAACCTAAACCAAAATTTTAAACTGGCGTTTTTCATCTTGACGGGGAAATACAGCTTTTTAAGTAGCCCGTCTCCGTATACCTTTCTAAAATTCGCTCTGTTTAATGCGTATATAACTTTTAAAGGCGGAATACTTCGCTCGCTTCCGCTTGCATTAAATGTGAACTCGCCCGCGTCGTTAAATTTAAACTGCCTAAAATCGCGCTGTACTAGTCTTGGGTACACAAGACCTTCTTTTTCTTTGTAGTTGATCTCGAATACGTTTAATCCGTAAAGATAGGTCTCTAAAATTTGGCTGACTACGTCGGGATTAAAAATCTTTTTAAATTCGTCCTTAATTTTTTCATCGTCGCAAACGATTTGGATCTCTTTTTTCTCGGTCACGGACTTGCGGCTCACGTCGCACTGCGTAACGGTAAGATCGGCTAGTATCATATCCATATCGTCGTCACCTACGCTAGAAACTCCCGTATTTATCAGCAAATCTATCAGGGTGCCGTTTTGAGGGATGAGAGCCGCTTTCTTGCGCTGCGGCTGCTCGGATTTATTTTTAAATAATTTGTCAAATATCATCTCGTGCGCCTTTTTACTTTCTTTTTTAGTTTCGTTAAGTCGTATGCGCCCGCTAAGCTGTCGGGTGCGTCGTCATGCTTGGCTTCGGGATACTCGGTAAGCTGCTCGATAAGCAGGCTTTGGCTTTGATGAAAGAGTATTTCGCCGTCTTCTATAGGCACTTCAAGCTCCTCTATTCTTTGCCCTTTGCTTGCGGTATTATTTACGCCTTTTAAAGGTAGTTTAACGCCTATCTCGAAGGCCTTTTCTCTGATCCAGCCTCTAAAAAACTCCTGCCCGCCGTTGCTCTCTATCGCGCAAATGCGGCATTTATAGAGCTGATTAAGCCTAATGATCTCTTTGATGGTCTTTTTGGTCTTCATGACCTCTACTATGCTTTCTGCTACGTAGATCTTGGCTTCTGCCCTGCTTACTCCTAGCACCGTTATAGCCGTGTAGTCGCTCTTTTTCTTTTCTCCTGCTGGGTCGATATACATCACAAAATAATCGCACCTCGGAAGCTCACGATAAAAATATATAGTCTCTTTGGTGAAAATTTGAGTTTCGCTACGCGGATCGTTTTGCTGCTCTTTGTTAAAAGATTTTAAGTTTTCGGAGCGCTTTTGCATGAGTTTTAAAATCGGTAGCGCATCCTCCCAAAGCACCCGCGCCCCGTCGTCCATAAGGGCTTTGTTTTTTAAATAAAAGGTTTCGCTAGCCTCTTTCGAGACGTTTTTGTAAAGCTCGCTCCATCTCTCCCATAAATCCATACGCTTTGGGAAATTTATGATGCTTTGGTACTTTTTGGCGTTCCAAAATTTGAGTTTGAGCTTCCTGGCTAAAACGCTATCTGCGTGAAGTACGGTGCCGATATAAAGTACGTCGAGGCTACCGTCTACGCTACCCAAATTTAAAACCGCTTCGTCTAGCCACTCCTCGAGCTTGTCGCGTTGCTCTTTGCTGCGTACGTTGGTATCGTTTTCTAGGTCGTCTAGGACTACTAGATCGGGGCGATAAACGCCGAATTTTACGCCGCGTAGTCTTTTACCCGAGCCAAAAGCCTTAAGCTTGACTCCGTTTTTGGATACAAACTCGCCTATCTTCCAATTTTTGCTTGCGCCGCAAACGTGCGGGAAGTCCATTTTTAAATTTGCGTTGTCCTCAAGCTCGGCTTTGATGGCTTCAAGACACCCCTCAACGAGCTCCACGGCATCTGAAATTTCGACTATGAATCGCTTCTTGCCAAAACAAATACACCAAAGCGGAAGAAGCTGTGAGCAGTACGTGGTCTTTGCATGACCGCGCGGCGCGGCGCGGGCGTATTTGTCTCCGCTTGCGTTTTGCGTCATAGCTTCAAAAATCTGCGCTAGATCTTCGTGAAGCGCGCAAGAGCTGCTAATGCTAAAATAGTGTGGGAAATAAGTCCTTGCAAAAAACATAAAATCGTGCTCGGCGCGTTTTACTCTTGCGACCCTATCTTTAGGAGATAGAGGACTATTTAGATGTATCTGCTCTTTTAGCTCACCGCTAAGCTCCTCCAGCCAGCCATAAAAGTCTTTGCGCGTGAGCTTGCTGAGTTCCGGCTCCACGACGCCCGCTTGCCTATGGCTTTCGCGGCTATCCTCTAAAAAGCTATCTAGTTCGTCTTTTGAAAAAAGCATGTATTCTTCCTAAACGTCGAGCTCTTCAATAGCTTTAATAAATTTTTCGCTCTCGATTAGCTCTACGAGTTTTTTGATACACTCTTTGTTCTCGTCGTCTTTAAATTTATCGACTACCAGCATAATGACCTTTTTAGCGATGCTTAAGCGGTATGCCGCCGGATTTTCGTAGCTTGCAACTTTGGTCATCTTCACGAAGCTGTCGCCTATCTTTGAAAGCGCCTCGGCCTTTTTACCAGCGGGTAGTTCGCTCTCTCTTATATCTTTGACCGCCAGGCGCATCTCTTCTATAAAGTTTTGATAGATGTTTTGCTTATCTTCGCCGCTTTTGTTTAGATAGCTTGCGGCTTTAAGCTCATCCCAATCGCCATTTTGAGATTTGTAGTTTTTTATGGTTTTTACGGTCTTGTTTAAAATTTCAGCTATGCGCTCAAGGCTGAAGCCTTTTAAATATAGCTCTTTTGCTAGCTCTTTGATATTCGGTTTCTCAGCCATTTAAATCCTTTAAGTCCATTTTTTTCTCGCTGTGCCTAAATGCTCTTATACCGAGCCTGGGTGCACTATCGTCTTCTATTTGGCTCGGAAGCTTCTTATTAGCCATCTTCAAAAGTAGGGTATCCATCTTTTCTATCTGCTCATTCAGCGCCTCTTTGGGAAAGTTGTTGCGCTTTTTGAGCTCGATAATAGTCAAATTTACGCCGATGTCTTTTAACAGCGGCGTAGGGTTTTGCGGAAGTTTTATGAAAGAGGAGATATAAGCCAGGGCATCGTTTACGCTATCGTCTATGACACCTTGATTAACTGCGCCGCTTCCTTCAAAGTCGCTGAGCTCTTGCAGTTCTCTAGTAGAAACTTCTTTTAGTAGATCCTCGTTTGTTAAAACCATTATTTTGTCTCCAAATATTTTAAACCTTTTGACCGTATTCGTTATTAGCTTTTAGCGAGCGTTAAAAGCGCGTTAAAACGTTTAAAATATTTTTCTAGTAGTTTTAGTCGTTTTTGATTTAAAAGGACGTGAAGCCCTTTTAAATCGATTTGTTACATTTTTAGCTCTATGATCGCGTCAAGCCTATTGCAGATCGGAAGCGGTCTGCTTTCGCTAACAATTCCCCAGCCCATACCTTTGTCAAGCACCTCTGGAGCCGCAGCGAAAAATTTAGTCGGAGCCTTTCCGATGGCAGACGTATGGTTTGCTCTCGTATAAACTACCTCAAAGATGTCATTCATCAAAGGCACTACTACGCCTTTTTTTCCGCTCATGTAGCTCGTATCTTTGCCTTTCGTGTTTTTGTACGAGGCATCGTAAGGCATAAAGGTCTTGCCAAAAAGTTTAAGGGTTAAAACGCCGTTACTGTCAATGACTTCGCAGGATTTTAGCTTTAGAATCTCCTGGGCTTCGGCTAGTTTAAGCAGCTCGCCAAAAAGCTCTCTAGTTACTAGCGCGATATACGGCTTTGCAACGCCCAATACCTCTTTTTGAGCTGCTTCGATATCGCTCAATAATTCCAATATCTTAGTCGCATTCGTGATAGTTATCTCTTTTCTATTTGCACTAAGCTCAAACAGCACCTTTCCTTTGCCGTCCATTACCTTACCGAAAATAGCGCCTATGGCCATATACTCTACGGTGTTGGTGATCTTGCTCTTTTGGCTAGCTAGTATTTTGCCGATAGCCGCAGACAATGATTTAAGCTGCTCGCTTTGGGTATTGAGCGTTCTTAGTAAATTCATCTCGCTAGCTGGGAGTGGATCATACTGCGGGAAGCGAGGAAGCGGTACAGAGATAATAGTTTGGTCGGGATTTTTCGTCACCAAGTGCTCTCCGTTTTCGCTAACGCTTTCAAGGATTATGCTCGCGCCTTTTTCGATGATAATGTTATGGGTATTGGAAAGCGTCGGAGTCCATTTTTTAAAAAACGTATCCGTTATAAAACTTTGATCGGCCTTAGTCTGATTTATGATCTCAGTCATCGCCTCGACCGTAAATTTTTTTAAAAGTTCATCCATTTTTATCTCCTTATCTCACTATAATTTTTTGTTTGAATAGTGCGGTTTTTAGCTCCGCGGCGGCGCCTTCCAGCATTACCTCGCCAAGCACCAGCACGTCTGCGTCCCCTGTGGCCTCTACGTTGTCGCAAAGTACCCCGAATACCGCCTGGGCATTTGCAATGGTCGTAGTTTGGTTGTCGCTAGTTACGGCCGCAAAACTCTCGCCGCCGTTAATGCTAAATAGCACGGCTCCGCATTCTAGAGCCTTTGTGGTCTCTACCTTGGCGTTAACGCCGAGCACCTTGTTTACGACCACATCTCCGATAGTCTTTGGCTTTTTTTGTTCGTTAGACATTTTATTCTCCTCCTAATGCAAATTTAACGACATCTATTTCTGCGTCCGATTGGTTTTTGTTGGCAAACATATCGTTGCTCGGTATGCTCGTTTTTTGCTGCGGCAGCATAACGCCTTTTAAAAACTCATTAAAGCCGTTTAAATCGGCTTTTGCGTAACTGAGTGCCCACTGCTTTTGACTTTCTTGCAGCTTATTTGCGATAATGGCTCCGTCTACCGCGCTTTGAGCTAGTTGCTCTTTTAGCGCAGCAACCTCTTGTTTAGAGGTGTTAAGCTGATTTTTTAGCTCGACTATCTGAGCCTCATAGTTCGTGCCGTTTTGCATAGCAGCCTGAGCCTGCGGCTCGCCTTTTGGATTTTTCGTATCATCCATGCTCGTCTCCTTTGTGAAATTTTTATTCGCTCTTACTTCTCCGAGTTCGTCTAAAAACGGCTTATTGGTTAGCGCCGCGGAGTGCAATGTGCAGCCCTGCCAAGCTCCTGTTTTTTCGTCTACGCCCATAAAGTCGTAAACCGGGCTAAGATATTTATATTCGCCGTTTTTGATGAATTCTTTTGCTTTGGCTGTCCAACTTACGCGCCCGTAAAGCGCGCCGTCCTTTATAAAAAGCTCTTTTATCCAGCCCGCCGCGGGCGCTATCTCTCCGCTTAAAGTTTGGTGCTCGTAATCGATCACTATATCTAGGCTACGCTTGTCAAAATTTAGCTTCATTTTTTCTATGTCTGCAGCGTCTATACTAAACGTTCCTCCAGCGTGTCCTTGCCAAACGCCGGTTACGGCCAGGCAAATTTCGCTTAAAACTTCTTCTTTATCGTCCTTTAGTGCGATTAAGTCTTTTGTTATGAGCATAAGAATTCATCCTTTTCTAAAAATTGCGTTTGTATCTGCCTGGTGAGCACGTAGACGTAGCCGTAGTCGGTAATATCGTTTAGCGACGCCTTAGCACTTTGGGGCTCTATCCTAAACTCGTTACATAAATTTGAGTTTCTTAGCTTTTCATCTATCGCCTCGCATAGAGCATAGGCTTTAAATTTATTAGCTTGTCGGTAGTTTTGATTTTTGTTTGAAGTGCAGGCTAATATATGAATATTATACGTCGCGCTTCGTTCTACTACGTTTTCATATTTTTCATCCACGAACTCTACGAATACGAAGCTCTCGCCGCCTTTTATCAATAGTTCCATCTCTTCTTTGTTATTAAACTCGCCCAAATACGCTCTAATTACCGAGTTTTTGGGTTCGGCTGCTTCTTTAATCGTGTTTATAAGTTCTTTTTCAAATTCTTCTAGCATTTAACACCTTTGATTATTTTTGTGCGAATTATGGGCTGTTTCGCGCCGAAAATCTATTACAGGACTTTGACAAAGTTTTTTGACAAAAAATCGTGATAGATTTTGGGGCGGGTATGGCGTAATATTGCGGCAAAAGTTTGGAGAATGCCATGACCTTAATAGAAAAAATCAAAGAAAATGAGGGCCTTGAAGACCATAGGTACGAGGACAACTTAGGAAGACTGACTATCGGCTACGGCTTTTTGCTTGCCGCACTTACGGCCGACGAGCTAGCACTAAACGGCGGCAAATACGAACCCATGAGCAAAGAGACGGCCGATAAAATTTTAGAGCTCAAGCTTGAAAAACTAACCGCCGCAGTATTCGCGACATTTGATTGGTTAAAGGAAAAACCGCAAAACGTCCAAGAAGTAGTGATAGAAATGGCCTATCAGCTAGGCGTTTCAAAGGTTAAAAAATTCGTAACTACGATGCATCATATAAGAATGGGCGAATACGAAGCTGCTTATCAAAGCGGCATGAATTCTCTTTGGGCGAAACAAACTCCAAACAGAGCAAAAAAGGTACTAGGAGGCTTATTGTGAAGTTAACGATAACGCGCTTTAAAAATATAAGTGACGGTACTATAGGAAAGTTTGAACTGCGCGAAGCGGACGAAAAGCCGCTACTCTCAGGCTACACCCTTGAACCCGCGGGCGAAGACTGTGTAACGCCGGGGCGAGATCTACGCGTGCCACAAGGAGTATACGAGACGGCGTGGGAGTATAGCCCGCGCTTCGGACGGGTTCTAGCGACGCTTTTTAACGAAAAGGTAAGCAAAAGCCGCCGTATACTCATTCACGCAGGGAACTACCCCAAAGATACGCTAGGCTGCGTTTTGATAGGCGCGAAAGTGGATGAAAGAGGGATTTACGATAGTAAAAAGACGCTTGAAGCCTTTATGGAGCGAGCCAAGAATAAGCCGCTAACCGTAGAAATCATAAATAAAGGTGTTTGATGGGCTTTTTAACAACTAAACTTCCTATTGTAGGCTTTGCCTTAGCTGCGCCTTTGGGTTTTGCTTGCGTAAATTTGTTTTTGGAGAGCTCAAAACTCAAAAGCGTAAATTCGGTCTTGCTTAAAGATCTTGAAAGCGTAAAAGAGAAAAACGAGCGGCTAACCAGAGACTACGCTACGGCCAAAAATAACCTAAACGCCTGCAACGTATCTCTTTCTTTGCAAAACGAAGCTATAAAGGCCGCCGCGGTAGAGATCGACGATACCCCGGCTAAACAGACCGAGCGGATAAAGAAGATCTACGTCAAAGATAAAAGCTGCGAGGCGGAACTAGCGGCATATAAGGAGCTATTTCGTGATTAGGATTTTGATTTTTTGTCTATTTGTTTTGATATTTACGGGCTGCGCGGCCAAACCTCAAACGAGCGAGCCGCATATCATTTACCAAGAAAAGTACGTACCCGTAAAATGCAATGCAAAGATGCCCGTAAAGCCGAAAAACGACGGCACGTTTGAAACGGATAAACAAATCGCCATCTATTACCGCGATTGCGAAAAAAAACTGAAACAATGCCTGGGAATAAAGGAATAAAATGGAAAATAGCCTAAATTTGAGCGACGAGATCAAAGAGGCTACGGGGCTTATAAACTCCGCCGGAGCTTGGGGAGCGAATGAATTTTTGGTCTTTATAGTAATTTTCGGCTTTATAGTATTTGTAGTGATCTTTTGGCTACTAAACAAAACCGCGAACAAAAACGCCGAAATTTTGGTAGATATTTCCGTAAGAAGCAACGAAGCTATAAATAACAACACGGCCGCCACCAGAGAACTAGTAGAGACGCTACGCACCGAAAACGGCGCGAACCGCCAAAAACTAAACGAAATTCACGACGATGTAAAAGAGATAAAACAAAATGTGAGACGAAGGCGGCCTATCAAAAATAATAAATTTAGCGAGCATATCGGCGATGAGTAGGGAATATTTTATAGAAGTCGCAACGATTAGCGAAGTAAGCGGCGACAAGGCAAGAGTAGCCGTAGGCTCCATGGTTACCGATTTTTTGCCCGTTTTTCAAGCATGCGCTAACTCGTTTGCCGTAAGCTTCTCTCCTATTAGAGTCGGCGAGCAGGTGCTGGTCTTGCCCGTTAGAGGCAACCTAAACAGCGGTGTCATACTTCGCGGACTCTACCAAAGCGCGCATAAAGAGGAGCCGACGGACAAAAAGGTTTGCGTAAGCTTTGAAGACGGCGTAAGTATGAGCTACGATACGGCCGGCTCGACCCTTGAAATCAAAAGTCCGAAATTGATAAATATAACCTGCGAAAACGCAAATTTGAACGCTAGAAACGTAAACGTAACAGCAAACGATACTACCGTAAAAAGCGGAAGCATAAAGCTGCTGGGCGCCATATCTACGGCCTCAAATAGCGGCGGTAGCGGAAGCTTTGAAATAAACGGAAACGTGAATATAAGAGGCTCGATCGCCGCTAGCGGTAACGCAAGTTTCGGCGGCAGCGTAAGAGACGGTAGAGGCGATCTAACTAACCATACCAACAACGGGGCGGCGAGGGACTAATGGCAAAGTATCTAGTGAGCATAAAAGAGAGCATAAAGGATATCTTGCTTACGCCCCTTGGTTCGCGAGTCATGCTACCCGAATACGGCAGCAGGCTATTTGAGCTAATAGACCGCAAGGTAGACGACGAGTTTAGGGCCGATCTTGCCTGCTACGTTATTGAAGCCGTAGAAAGATGGGAAAAAAGAGTGAAGATAGACGAAGTAAAGCTAATAAGCCTAAAAGATCATAGGCTAAATTTTAAGATCGCTCTAACTAGCGGCGACGAGATAGGAATAGAGCTATGAGTTTTTTAAAAAATTTACCTTACCCGGGCGTGATCGAAGAGCTTAACTACGACGAGCTTTTAAAGGGCATTAAAGAGCTTTTTAAAAGCTATCTGCCGGATAAAGAGATGGCGTTGCTTGAAAGCGACAACTACTCCGCTCTGCTCGAAACGTTAGCTTACCGCGAGCTGCTTTTACGTGCTCGCATAAATAGCTCGGTAAAAGCCATGCTACTGCCTTTTTCTAGCGGTAGCGATCTCGATAATATCGTGGCGATATACGGTATTGAACGGCTAAAAGGAGAAAAGCCGACGGCCAGTATCGAGCTTTCGCTTTCAACCCCAAGGGATGCGGATACGATAATTCCGGCCGGAAGCGTTTTAGCTAGCGACAACGGCGACGTCGCCTACGTTAAAGAAACGGCGATCGTCAAAAAAGGAGAGCTAAAAACTACCGCCGTATCGGTGCTTGATAAATTCATAAAATCAAGCCCGCTAAAGTGCGAATATATCCAAACCCCTTTTCCTTTCGTGCTAAAAGCAAAACAGCTCAGTGAGTTTGAAGGCGGAGCCGAGCTTGAGAGCGACGAAAGACTAAGGGAAAGAGCGGTGCTTTCTCTTGAAAGATTTAGCACCGCGGGAAGCAAAAAAGCCTATATATATCACGCCCTTTCGGCAAACGCAAAGGTAGAAGAAGCCAGCGTGCTAAACGGGGGGCCTGGCATAGTAAAGGTATATCTAAAAACTAGCGATATGAGCGAAGAGACCAGACAAAGCGTAGCGGATTATCTAAGCGGCGAGAAAGTAAGGCCGCTGACCGATACGGTTATAGTAGAAAACGCTACGATAAAAAGCATAGAGGTTAGGGCCGAGTTGGAGCTCACCGATATGTTTTTGCAAGATAGTATCGACAAGGAGATCAAAGCTTCAAAAAGTTCTCTTTCTATCGGCGAAGATCTAAATCTAAGCTACGTATATTCTACGCTTCACAAAAACGGGGTATATAGGGCGAGGCTAATAACTCCGAGCACAGATACCAAGGTAGAAGATGATAGCTTTATAAAAGTAAGTTTTTCTCTAAGCTACAAAAAGGCCGAGTTATGAGCTTGCTACCAAACCATAAAAGTAAATTTGACAAGAAATTAGACGAGCTATTTGGAGTCAGGCTTGACAATCTGGATTTAGGAGCAATAAATATCTTAGCGGGCTCTTGCCCGGCTTCTCTTTTGCCTATACTAGCTCAAAGCTACGACGTGGATATAGACGGACTCGGCGAAGAGGCTATAAGAGAGCTTATAAAAAACGCCTTCGAGATACATTTTTATAGCGGTACTTTTTACGCGATGAAAAAAGCCGTGAGCGCCTACGATAAAGACGCGCTTATAATCGAAGGAAATTTAAGCCAGAAATATAACGGCGCCTTTAAATTCGACGGATCGCGCTTTTACGGGAGCAATAACCACTGGGCGGAATATAGCATTATAACTAGCGGATTAACCGACCGCGCGAAAGCGCAAAAGCTAAAAGAGGCCGCTATCGCGGCTGCGCCCGCTAGGTGCGTATTAGTAGCGGTAGAGGTTAGAACGACCGCGCTAATATACGACGGCAAGGCAAACTACGATAAAACTTACAATTACGGAGTGTATTAAAATGGCAAATTTAAGAGAAGAAAACAAGTGGGAAGCTGGAATTTACCAGCTAGAAACTACTGACCCTGTAGTAGGCGGAGTAGATGGCATAAGCAACAAGCAAGCTATTCAGCTGGCAAACCGCACGAGCTATCTAAAAGAGCGGATCGAAAACAATGAAAACAGTATGGATACCGCCCTTGCTAAGAAGCGAGATGTTAAGGATAGCTACTCAAAAACCCAAACCGACGAAAAATTCCTAAAAATAGGTGACTAT